GACCCAATCAGTGCTCCGATATGCTCGATTATGAAAGACTAATCCTTCATAAAGGGGCACTGGTTACCCGTTGCATGCTAAAGTTTCATATTCAATAATAAATATTAAATATATAATAAAATTAATGAAGAATTGTTTTCCCCAAGTGATTTATCTGTGATACACGGAGGTTAGAAATACTCTAGTCCAATACCAGCATCTGGACCGTTCCTTCTCTCTCCATATATCTTCATCAAACCACTTTAGAGTATTTCTGGTCTGGCTGCATATTTTCTACCCTAATCGCATCAAGGATGCGATACGCTACATAATCATACTAGACAAGTCCATCCGTACTCGAGGGATCAAGACAACCATCAAAGATTTTAAGGTTCTGAGAAATCTCGTAACCCGATATCTTTGTGGAAGCCCAATCTATAAATCAGACCGCGTCCGGATCATGCGTGAAGGATGACCATTCCGTCTCAAATTTCTTTGACACCCGGATATCACCACTTCACCTCAAGACAAAAGATTTGTCCTAAGTCTACTCGTCTTCCTAAGAGGAATTCAAGGAAAGGATGCTCCAGACCTCAGTCCAATTACTCGTCCATATACCGGTGTAAACCTGGATATTATAAAGGGAATCATCGAGTCCTCATATAGAATACTCTCCTCACCTCGTCAATTCCCAGAGTTCAAGTCCTGGCATCTCACCACTAAGAGTGGTCCCTACGGACACTCACTCTCCCACCTCGTGGATGATTTCAAATCTCTGTCTTCCGACATAAAGATTTGACTTAGCTGCGTTGGTGGTGATAGATACTCTTCTTACATTAATAAAATTGAAACCTTTATTACTGTAGAGAGAGAAGAAGAAATTCGTACTACCTTCAAACAATCTAAGTCCAAATGAACCCAGATTTTCTCCGGTCGTCTAAACATGGTGCCAGATTCTGAGTCCAAGACCAGAGTGATTGCTCAAATAAATTACTTTATTCAAGCTGCCCTCCGTCCACTACATGAAGATCTTATAAGGATTCTTTCTAAAATCCCTAATGACCTAACATTTGACCAGTCCCTCGCCCCCAACAAACTTGTTCGTAGTCCAGGGTCCATATACATATTCACTTGACCTTAGCCAAGCTACTGATCGATTTCCCATGGAACTACAACAACATCTGCTTCTCCTCCTCTACGGTAACCAGCTTAGTGATGCATGAGGAAATATCATACGAATACCCTTTCTCGTCGATCCGAAGATCGGAGGAGAAGTGGGACAATTCGTTAGATATAGTATTGGTCAACCAATAGGATGTTATTCCTCTTGGTCAGCCTTTACCCTTACGCACCACTGTATCGCTCAATACTCCATCAAAGCATCTGGATGTACTAACAAGGCATGTTATGTCATACTAGGTGATGACATTGTCATTGCCGACGACGCTGTAGCATGTATCTATAAAGAAGTCCTTGGTAAGCTAGGAGTAGAGATTTCAGAACTGAAATCTCACTCCTCTACCCACTCCTATGAGATCGCCAAAAGGTGATTCAGTGAGGATGGGAGGGAATATTCCCCATGGTCAACCCACGCTCTCGCAGCGTGCGGAAGATCACCAGGAATAATCCAGCAGTGTCTCAAGGAGCAGTCTCTAAAGGGGTGAAGCACCGAAAGGGTTTCTTCCCCGGTCATTACAACTATTCTTCTATCTCTTTACAATACAGGATCAGGGATAACCCCTGTCCGGTATTTCCGTAACATTTGGCGACTCAGTCTATGAAATTATATCATGGATGAGGTCCTAAATGGTAAGGTAAGGATTAGTACATTCGTCCGTTTTGTATCCCTGATGAAGGGGTATGAAATTGAAAACACGCCAACAGATGTTGTCGTGGATGAGATACAAATCAGCCTTGTAACGAGAATAAAAGAATCCGTGCAGACTCTTGGTAAAGAACTTGGAGCTTTCATATCTTCGGATGTTAAATTCCTAGATACGGAGCCCTTCTATTCTCCTAACGACCCCAATAGTCCTTCCTCACTAATATTCTGACCCACCATAGAATTTATCCACCTTATGAGAGAAGATGTTATCAGCAAGTTTGCTGATGCCTTCAATCGTAAGCTAGTCAAGACCATAGAATGGAAGAATATGATGAGAATCATAATCACGCCAAACCTGAGTAAAATCATGGTTGCAAGAGATACCGAAGTCCGAGGGATAGTTACATCCATCTTCGTCCGGGAAAGTATTTCTACCCTCACTCGTGTTAATGAAAACAGAGGAGAATCTCTACCATCAAGAACTTTCGGTAAAACGAGATTCCTTGCACGTAGAACTGGGGAAAAGTATAAATTCATTAATTAGTATTTAACTCTGCTCCCAGTCCTGTACCGAATTATCCTGCATTACTGCGGGAGGGGTGGTACAGATGTCGTCCTCTTCTTTCGAAGAGG